TGCAAGTGGAACTCAAGGTGTAGGTGCAAGTGTAGTTACAAATAACGCCTCCTCTTACATTGCTTTTTCTTCAGAATTATAAAAATGGCTTATCCAACAAACCCTATTTACAAACTTTACAAAAGTGCAATGACAGGACAAGTAACTTCTGTTTCAAAACAAGTAGACACTCACGTTCTTTCGATTCCATTTGACGAAGCAAACACCGAGTACCAAGAGTACCTTGAGTGGGCTAAGACCAATACAGCCGAAGCTGCTGATTAATTACACTTCCATTTCTTAAGAGCTAGTCCTTTTCTTGTTAGCTTACCGCCTTTACTGGTAGCACCTTTAACACCTTTCATCCTGGCACAAAAAGATTTACGTCTTTTAGCTGCTTTACTACCACGTTTTACTTTACCTGTTACTGGTGCTTTTAAATTACTACCAGTTTCTCTATTAATTTTATCTCTACCTTTTTTAGTAAGACCACCAGTTTTACTTTTGTGTTCTTTGCGTAGCCTTACTGATCTTGCCATTAGTCAGATATACCAAAGACATTACTTTCAGCTAATCTTCTTTGCACTTCATGTTGATAAGCTATATCTTTTTTATATCTAGGATCTTGCATAGCAGCTACAACTTCCTGATTAGATTTAAATACTTTTGTATTAGGAGTAGAAGATCCTCTACCACCAATTAATCTAGGTTCTACACCCATAGCATTTCTATACCTGGTAAACATTTCTTGTACTGCAAGAGTAACTTTAGGAATGTTTCTTTTTTCAGCATCTACAATTTTATCAAATTCTGTCAGTTCTTCTTTATCAACATTACCATCCATCCATTGCAGCATTTCTTTGTACTTATCTTCACCACCTGCGATACTTACAATATCTTCATACTCAGGAAAGCTAGGATCAGCAGTAGGTTGCTCTGTACCTTCTTGTGGCTTTAAACCTGCTAAGTAACTATCAATAAGATTTCTAGGTAAACCAGTAGCTTCTAGTTGCTTGTAGTGTTCTTCTGAAATAGTACCGTTGTTTTCCTGGTAATACTTATTTATAGCAAAAGGATCAACTTCACTTTGCTCAAACAGTTCTCCTAACTTGTCACCGTATTGTTGTTTTGCTAATTCATAATTAACAGAACCATCTTCTTGATATTCAATTACTTCTTCAGTAACAGGTTCTTCTTTTGTCTTTGCTACGTCACCTAGCTTACCTTCTAGTTCTTTATAACTAGCAGCAAGAGCTTCAACGCTATCAAACTTGCCTAAGATTTTACCATCTTCATTTTTATTATCGTCAGCAAATTTTTGTAGATCCTCTTGTGACATAGGAGGAGTTTCGTTTGATTGTAAGGATGCTTTCATAATTTTTTAGTTCATAGTAATAGTATTACCATGTGCTGTGGTTTTTTCAATAGCTTTAGTAGGTTTAGGTGTATCGTTCACACCAAGACTACTAACTATAGCTGTAGCTTCTGTTGTAGTTTCTTTTTTTTTACTGCTCTTGGGGGACTTGCTGGTTGGCATTAGGTGTTACCTCATTTTGTAATAGTTGTGCTTCAGCTTGGTTTTTAGGATCTAATAATTTATGACCCTGTATAGCAGAAGGAGCTAGATCTTTTATAAGCTGTTGTTGCTGTTCAGCTTGTAACTCTTGAGCTATCTCTTCTTTAGATTTTATCAAATTTAAAGTCTCAATACCAACACTATTGGCTAACCTTATAATTGCTTCGTCAATGTTCATATACCTTCTCATAACATCTACACCTAATGCTTGAGCTATCGTACCTATAAACTCTATAAGTTTTGCTTTATCTGCATCCCTTCCAAGACCATTTATACCTGTAACTATTTTAGGTCTTACTAATTTATCAGGAAGTTTTGGTGCTTTACCTTTTCTTATAAGTAGATGTAGTTTTCTACGTAAGTATTTGATTTGAAATTCAGAACTTAAAACAGAATAAATCCCACCTAACGTAGCTTCTAAAGCATTACTCATTATTTGTATTTCAGTACTGGTTACACGTTCTGCATCCCTTTGTATGCTCTTAGTCATAAGGAAAGCATCTTCTAATCTTTTCTCTAACGTTGCTTTTACCCTTTCAGCTACAGCAAAATCATTAGCTTTATTAGTTTGTAGTGTAGATACATCAGTAGCAAGTCCTTCACGTACTGCACCATTAGGTGCTTGACTTACTGCTTTTGGAGAAGTTACACCATTAGGATTTATAAAATATATTGTACGTGCAGATGCCGCAGCACCTTCTACTATTGCTTGTGTTAATGCTTCTAAAGTAATTAGATCTCCTTTATATTCATTTACATAAGACGTACCATAATTAGTATCTGTTTGAGTCCAACGTAAAACTATAAAAGGTGACACATCAACAGGAGAGATACCATCAGTACCAGGTATTTTTTCTCCTTTACATTCTTGATACCATACATGATTATCACCTTCACGTTCTAACCTTGTATAAATATCTATTTCCGTACCATCCATAGATTCTGTATAATTTTCTTTTTGTTTTATTTGCTCATAAAATTCTGGATCTAAAGCTTTTGTAGATACAGATTCTTTAGTTACTACAGTTAAAATATTTCCCACTTCATCCCTTTGTACTACGTAGCGATCAAGATAATAAACTTTAAGTCCATCTTCTGTTATGTAAAGCAAGACATTGCCTACTACTATAAGATGCTTTAATGCTTCAAACATAGCTACTCTATCGTTGCTAGTTTCTATATCTGCCATTACTGCATTTTCTAAACCACGCAAACCTTTATCTATCTCTGCCATTATTTCTGTCTGACCACTTTTTTGTAGTTCTAATTCATCAATTATTAATTTAAAGAATGGTGTGTTAGGTGGTATTAAAGCCATTAACATTTTTGCCGCAAGGCTATTAGTACCAGCAGCACCCAACGCTTGCATTGGAGTTTTTATTTTTTGTTTCTTTGCAGAATTATTATTAAATAGACTAGGTATTGTTAACTTTGCACAGTCATCACCATCACGTTCATATGCTGATCTATCTAAAGACAGAGTGTTATATAAACTTTCTGCTGTTTGTAATGTTTCCATTTTTAATAAGTCAAGTTACCACTAGAAGATCCAGAATTTAATAAAGGTATGCGTAATGAACTTGTACCTAATCTTCTTCTTGTTACTGCTGCACCTGTAGTTCTTGTACCAATATCCGTTCCATCAGTTTTTTTCTTAGTTGCAGTTTTAGTAGGAGTTTGTTGCACAGTACGTTTCCTACCAGTAACAGGAGCATCCGCAGTTTCCTCTGGCATAGGAGGAGTAGGTCTTGGTTCTGGCAAAGGTGGTGGTGATGGTGGGCTGCCAAAAATGCACATTAGACTTGACCTTCTAATACTGTTGAATTTAACATAGTTTCCTTTTGCCTTTCTTGATGTTTCTTTAGAAATTCTACAACTGATCTTTGACCAGTTTTATACCATACTTCTCTATCAGTCCAACCTAATTCTGGTGGTCTGCTAGGGTAAATAGAATCTAAAGCATCTAGCAATTCATCATTAATAAATGGTAAATCACTTGCAGACATAAAAAAAACTAAATTACTTTACTTTAATATAACGTGCAACTGCAAAATATCACACTTTTGGTTCTTAAAACGTAGGATTCCATAGGTTTACTTCCCCTGTATCGTAGTTGTAATCACCTTCTCTTAATATACGAACTAACCTAGCGTTTAATATAGCGTCAGATATACCTTTACCTTTTTTATCATAAGTCTTTACGACTACATCCCACATAGATTGCAAGTCTTTTGCTGCATTTAATATTTTATTTGCAGACACCATACCTAAACCTTTTATACCAGGAATACCATCTGTAGCGTCACCTGCTATTGCCATAGCCATAAAGTTTTTATCAGCTTGTGTCTTAGTAATTAGTTCTAATGTTTCACCTGCTAACAACAAACCAGGTATAGTTCTCATGTCTTTATCTACAGAAACTATTACAGGCTCATCATAAGTATTGTTAGTACTTAATAATCCGAGAACGTCATCACCTTCTAATTGAGGATAACTTACAGACTTATAATTATTTTTTACATTTTGGATTACATCATGCAAACCTAAAGGATGTCTTTTATCTATTCTGTTAAGTTTGTATTCTGTAAATATCTCATGTCTAAATGTAGGATAACTTGTAAAACACATGACTATATCATCACTACCTTTATAACCTTCTGTATTTAATATGTTTTGATAATGTTTTAATTTAAAATCTATCATGCTCATTGCTTCACGTTCATCCATAATTAGTTGATGATTATATTTGTCGTATCTAATATCATGTTGGGCGGCACAACAAGAAGAATAAATTAAATAATCAGCATCAATAAGTAAAGTCATAGTTAGAAGTAGTTAGGGTATGCTCTTAGCCTGGAAGTTTCTGTATCATATAAAAGTTTATCTACTTCTCCTGTCATGCCTGTATGTCTAGACTTTAATACTTTCATTTGTAGTTGTGACCTTTCATCAACAGAGTTGGATAACTGGTTTCTAACTAGGCTGATGCAAAGATCTGACATTTGAACTAGACCATGAGATCCCCTAAAGTCACGCAAGCTAACTTCCGCACCTTCTTCATGTCCTCTTCCATCTGGTCTACGTAAGTGAGTTACTACAAGTAAACAGATATTAGTTTCTTCTATAAGGCTACGTAGTTTTGTTGATAGTACGTCTAATGCTTTACGTTCGTCATTGTTTTCTATACCAGAAACAACTATAGATATATGGTCTAATATCACTACATCTACACCATCAGTAGTGGCTAAATTTCTTATCTGCGATAGCAATATATCTGGTTCTATACTTCCAAAATGATTATATAGATATAAGTTTCTTGTACCTGTAAGTTTATCAAATGCAGCTTTAATAGCAGTCTTATCTATAGCGTGTTGATTTAGATGTAAAGGTGTATTGAGATCTATAGATACAAGTCTCATAAGAGATCTTTGTACTGATTCTTCCAAAGCTATATAACCTACTTTCAAACCACTTTTAAGAAAGTGACTAGCAAACTCTCCGCACAATGTAGATTTACCAGCACCACTACCTGCTGCTATAGATACCATTTGCGTAGGAAATAAACCACCTGTAAATTTATTTAATTCTGGATATGGATAATCACAAATAGCTTTACTTGTTTCCTTACTAAATAACTCCCAAGCATCAGCAGCATTTATTATGTGATCGGTTCTACAAGGTTGTGCTTTCCATAAAATATCTTTAAGTTCATCACTACGTTTTGCAACTGTAAGATCATTAACGTCATTAATATCTTCTGGCAATCTAGCTATTGCAGCTTTACCTTTAGGCAATACTTTCAAAGCCTTCTCACTACCTACTTCACCAGCTTTATCATTATCAAAACATATAACAGATCTACAAAATTTATTTATAAAATCATATTCTTTTGCCAGGTATTTAGCTGCTGATTGAACACCAGAAGGAACTGATACGCAGGGAAAACGGTGATTAAAAACTTGACTAGCTGCCATGCAATCTATTTCGCCTTCAAAAATAGATAGAAACATATCACCTGTATTTTGTATTCTGCAATTACCTTGACCAAAAAGTTGCACTTCACTTATCTCACCAAGCCATACAAACTTTTTATTTGCAAACCTTATATGTTGAGCTACATCTACACCTTGACTATTTTGATAGGTAGCAACTTGGCATTGCTGACCTTTATACATACTGACTCCATACTTATATAGTTCGCATGTTTCTTTAGTGATTCCACGTTTAGGTAAATCAGTATATGTAACAGGTAAAAGTTTCACTTCTTTTTTAAATACAGGAGGTTGTTGTGGTTTAGGACTAAATTTTTTATCTGATTTTTTATCTGGATAGAAAGTGTAGTCACATTCAACAGAAAAACAATAAGCATGACCATCATCAAACCAAGCAAGATTATCTTTTGATTTACATTGTGGACATTCAGTTTTTTTTATATATTTACTACTCATACCAAGACTTAGGAATAAATTTATCGCAATAAAGAAACCCATGTCTCGTACACCATTTGGCATACGAGATAGAGTTTTTAGCTTTAGATAATTTAGTCTTGCTATTTTGAAAACAAAACCTTATATCTAGTTCGGGTCTTGTCTCCTTGATAACAAGATGCTTTCTTCTGTCCTCCTTAGAGAAGTAACCTTTCGTTTCAACAATAAAATTGTTGAAGATAAAGTCAGGCTTGTAGCAGCAACTAATTTGGTAGTCAATGGATAATGATTCATAAGTAAATACAATTTTCTTTTTGTTTAAGTTATCAGCAAAAGCAGCTTCAAACTTGCTTTTGTATTTATTACCAATCACTTGCACTTGCTGGTTGGTTTACTGGCTCTTCTATAGCAGTAGGTGGTGCAGGTTGTTTTGTTGGCATGAAACCCATAGCTTCTGGTGAAGCTATACCATCATAAGGTACGTAACTTCTTACAATTACTGATACAGGTTGTATTCTCATACCTACTTCATCAAGATCAAAACCTTGTACACGTAGATATGCCTGACCTCTAGATTCTGGTGATAGCTTATCGTATTTAGCTGACTCTTCTTTAGTTAGAAATACAACAGTATCACCTACTTGTTCTGCAAATTTTGGTGGTGGTAACTCAAACTCAGCACCTTGTTTGTTTGTTCTTTTGCCACTAGGCATACGACAATAGACTTCTAAACCTTGTTCTGTAGTTTTCCAGTACTCTTTTGGATTACCTTCTTTATCTCTAGACCAAGTAAATTTTTTACTAGGATTTTCTTTTTGCAGTTGTTCCTTCCATTGTGTTTTAAATCCTTCTAATTTATCTAACATGAACTCTATAGAATTTATAGGTTCTACTCCTTGTAAACCTAAGTCAGCAGGTACAAATACATCATCAGGTTTAAATACAAGTGTTAGTTGATAGTAACCATACTTAGGTTCTGGTTTATGTAGCCATGCGTAAGTTAAATTTGCATAAGGAGTTGTCAACATAAATGTTGGTGATTTGCTTGCCATTGAATTTTTTTTGAATTTATTTTGTGAAACGTCTTATAGACGTCTTGATATATTACCTTGTTTTTAAATGGTGTCCAGTAATATCTTTAACTAAATACATATGGTGCATCAATGATATGGTTTATATCAAAATTTCCTATTGGTTGTAAGTTGTTATACAGTTCACATTTATTTGACCAAGTATAAATTGAAGCTAAATTTTTCTTTACTTGTTTTATAAAAGGTTCTATTTCTTGCACGTTTGCGGCAAAGCTATCATGTATAGTTACTAAACTTTTAAATCCTTGTTGTTTATATACATGTGATAAAGCAAGATGTACGTTTGCTGCATCATAACTATGTACAAAATTTGCAGTAATACTATTTCTTATTTTCTTTTTATCTAATGTTTTTGTATCAAATGAATAGCATAACCATAAACTAGATTCATTAAATTTAGTCCTTACTTGTTTAGATTCTTTTAAAAAATAATTTTGTTCTACTATAAAACCAGAAGGTGTAGTCCAGGTAGTAGCTTGACTTTCTTTTAAGTAATCCATTACATACTTACAGCTAGGAAATATCTGATCTAATGCACTTCTAATTTGTTTTACTAAAAAATTAAGATGATTATTAGTTATATTGTCATTCCATCTTTGCTTTTCTAAATAGTTTATTATTCCAAAATCTGTACCACCATAAGGAATCATTAGTATAGGTTTTTTTATCCTATCTCTATTAAGGTTTTTATCTTTTAGTAAGTCTTTGCATTTACGTGTATCTTCATACCTATACATAGACATTTGATGTAGGTTAATTCTTAATTGTTCTAAGACCATAGTGTATAGATCTTGCCTATCATTTTTAGTTAGGTTAGTAGCAGTAGCTAACTTCTCATCTTTTGTAAGGCATGCAATATGTTGATAAGCATTATTAGTACCATCTAAATGTATAGGTAGACCAGTTTTATAATTACTATCATCCATATATTTTTTATATTCCAAACACCAGGCAAGAAACTGAAATGGTTTTTTTGCTTTACTCCATAGACTTACATTACCTATAGGATCTTCTGCTATTTGTTTTGCATACCTACTACCAGTATTTCTAACCCATGCACTACGTTCCATAAAAGATGCACCTTCATTAGTCCATAAGTTATAACCTGCTATTTGAAACCACTTCATACTGTAGTCTGTATAGCTTAGAGGTACAGCATCAGCAAACAAATGTAGTGACCTTGCTAGATCATGCCCTTGTGGATTTAAGTGTGGTGTAACGCAATATAGCCTTCCTCTAAAGTCTGCCTGGTAACAATGGTAGTAAGTATAATCTTTATATTTTTCAGCAGTATTAATTATGGACAATATAAGTAAACGTTTTGATTTTATACTTGCGTTATAGTCATGTACTTTTGCAGCTTCGTACCTCCATTTATCCCTTTCTACTTTATTTGTATCTATATCATGTGGTTTTGGTGGTAGTGGTAATAACTCACAGTTAAAAATATCACTATTATTTTCAAACAACTGCATTGCTATATCAAGAATGTCTTTATTTATAATCCAACCAACATCTTGTAAAGCATTTACAGCATTATAAAAATCTACTGGATTTGCTTTATCTAAATCATGTAAATATTTTTTGTTTTTTGTTTTGACAATATCTAATTTTGCTAAACGTGGTGAATGATAACCACCATCATAAGGATTTGTCCACTTTACAGGTTTTATAATGCAAGGTTGATAGTAAGGTACAGCTATATTCTTATTTAACTTTTGATTATTTATCCATTTAATAGCACTATTAGTAAGAGTTAAATACTTATTGCTATTTTTTGTAGATCCATTTTTCTTTACAACTGTAGTTGTAAGTTTTATTGATGACTCTATTATTTCTATTAATTTTGCACCAATGCGTACTTTATCTTCCTGTTTCCAACCATCAAAATGATGATTTGACTTGTTCATATGATGAACTAAAACCCTACGTCTATAACGTAAATGCTTTGTATCTTTTAGATGATGTTTTATTGCATGAAAATATTTTTTATCACATTTTTCATAAAAACAAAACCTTAATTCATCTTCTAACCTAGTACCTATTTGCATAGCTACTGCATTAAATGTTCTTTTATTCCAGTTTGTTGCACCATCTAAAATAACTTTCATAGCTATAAAACTAACTACATATAAATCATCAAATTCACTTAATAAATATGCAGTTTTAGATTTACGACCTGCTTTACCTGACGTTGCATAGTGTATAAACTTTTCTATTTGTTTAGTAACTTTCTCGATACCACAAAAAATAATTCCTCTACTGTAATCGTTTTCACTTTCCTTACCTTTTAATTTATTAGTTTCCCTTATTTTATTTAGTCGACTTATACCTAAATCGACCATACCATTCTCTAATTCTATTTGTTTTTTATAGTTCATTTATCATCCTCATCATTTCCTCTAATTCTTCTAATCTTTTAACAGCAATTTCAATCGAGCTATTGTAACTTCTTTTAGTTACTATATTGTTTTCTTTTTCTGCTGTATCAGTCAACCATTTTATAAACCTATCATTTTCTCTTAATTCTCTCCTAATAGAATCATTAATAAAATGTTTTTGACTATTTGTAAATTTCATTTATTTAACACCTTTTTGTATATCTTCTATAGCTTGACCTATTAGGCCATGCCATGCTTTTAACCTTCTTAATTGTGTTTTATCATCATAAGATATTTGTATAATACGACCTAAAACATTACTTAATTGATTAAAATTTTTTTCATTTTTTTCATCTTGTGTTAGTTTTTGTTTTTTCATTTGTTCATTACCTCTACGTATTTATGTAAGTCGTAAGGTGCAAAGTGAGCATAAGCCATAGTTTGTTGTATATTTTCATGCCCTACCCATTTACTTACAATAGGTATTGGTATTGCCTTCATTATCATTCTTTTTATTGCAGTATGACGCAATATATGAATAGTGTAAGTACTATCACTAGCCCTATTTAAATCGGTTCTAACCTTCGTCCAGGCTTTATCTAACCAATACCAATCATAAGGAAATATAAGATCATTCTCTTCCTTCCACTCTGCATACAGGCTAATAATATTCATGCACCTATCAGTCATAGGTACAGCGATAGGATTATTACACTTTCTTTTTTCAAACAATATCTGGTTATAACTAAAGTTTATATCTTTTTTTCTTACACCTAACAATTCACCTGATCTACATCCTAATTCTAAAAGTACCTGGAATATATCTAAATGTTCAACAAAACCTAAATCCCTGCATTTATTCCATAGTTGATTAATTTCTTCATCATTCAAGTGTGGAATAACTCTTTTAGTTTTTGATAAATTTCTAGGAAAGGTTACATCTACGTTAAAACCTTCTTCCGACATTGTTTTTAAAGTACTTTTAAAATATCCTGTTCGTATATTTATAGTATCGTTAGAGTTTTTCTCTACATTTTTACCATAATCTATCAATTTAGTTACATCCTTACAGGTAAATTGAGTAATCCTTTTGTTACCTAAGATTTTTATACATTGTTTAAGTAATCTTATGTACTGGTCAGCACTATTTTGACCATTTTTATAACGTTTGTAGTGCTTCATCATTGCTTCATGCAAAGTTGGTATTTTAGTTTTTACCATTTTGTAACCTTTTAATTTGTTTTTTAGTTTTATCAAATTCAACAATATATTCTTTTACAGTCACGTTATTTGCACCATCTTCCCAGACTTTTGTTAGTTCTGCTAACTTAGCTTGCAATTCTTTAATTTTAGCTAACCTTGCTTTTTGAAAGTCTCTATTTAGATTTTTCATCTTTTTCTACTGATAATTTTACTAATTCATTTAAGTGATAGTAATATAGATCCTTTTTATATTCATCTTCTGTTAGTTCCCTAGTTGAGAACATAAAACCACAATTTAAACACTTCCTACGTCTATAGGTATAGTTTAGATCGGTTCTTATTTCGTTAGCACCTCTACCAGTACGTGTAATAGTTACCTGGTTAGATGTACTTTCACATTGTGGACATTTAATCATCTATCTCTATTGGTAAATTTACTAAATAGTTTTTGTAAGTTTAAATATTTTTTTTCATAGTTATTTTTATTATCTAGGTGTTGATGATATGCTTTTTTTCTACTAGATTTTTGTTGTATAGATCCAGTATCATATCGTTTATAAATTTCTATTAATTCTTTTTCTTCTTTTATATGTTGTTTTAACGTTATGATTTTTTCTTTTAATAATTCATAGACGTCATTTTCTTCCCATAAATCAAGTTTCATAAACCCTCCTTTTTTTCATCTTGCCTTAATTTAATTAACTTAGAATCTAATTTTTCTAAGCATAAATCCCAGGCGTCATCTTCACTTATATCTAGTTTTTTAGATATAGAAATAGCTAATTCTCTCAAATGCGTAGCAATAGCAGTTAAGTTATACGGATAATCGTAATTCATAAATAATTAAGTGACTAACTTTTTTATTTTGCCAGGATGACAAAAAATAAGAACCTGTTTTACCAGGATGTTATATACAATAATCTATAATCATATAAAAAACAATAGATTATTATATATCCAATAAAAAACCTGGTATTTCTACCAGGCATATAATCGTAACTACTTACGTACCATTACAGGCATGATTAAAAACGTTACGTCCGTACCTTCTAACCTATTAAAATCTAATTCAGATTTAAAAATAACAGGTGATGTAGGTTTATTTGAAAATAAAGTACTAACTTTATTACTACCTAAATACCTATGAATAGCATTAAAGTATAAACCTAAGTACTGACTGTTAAAACTAATACCATCACCAGGTAAGCAATCTAACTTATCAGGTATTAATTGACTTGTAGTTGGATAAGTACCATATACCTTCTCATACGTAGAGAATGACTTATTAGTAGCATGCCACACTTGAAAGGTATTATCATTATAAAAATCTACGTTAGTAGCCTTTATATCTGATTTATTAAAATGATCCTTATGTATTAAAATTGATTTATCAGAAGGAAAGTTATAATAATCATTAACCTTACCTATCCATCTAAACAAGCAATGGCCATTAGTTGACTCTATAACTATAGAGTTAGTTTTTTCTACTTTATAGCAGTTTATATAAAGTAAAACGTGCCTACTTTCATCCTTACTAGCGAATTTACTAGCTAGATGTAGCACTTGATAAGGAAGGCTTGCTTCTATGATAGCTTTACTATCATTTATAGAGGTTTTATTCTCTAATACGGTAGACGTCATAATAAAAAAAATAGACTAACTTTTTTAATAGGATCTTATAAAGATCCTGTATAAATAAACCAGGCATAAATAAATACACCTGGAATATTTATAAAGGATCATTAATCTTCTATTTCTTCTATGAAAAATGTATAAGTACCCTTATCTTTAGTAATGCTATTCATTTGATATGAATAATTATTAGGTAAGGTTTTTAACCATTCTTCAAAGTCACTAGGCATTAAATCACCACTATAAAAAGGAATTGAATAATCAGGAGGATAAGACATTTTAAACAGTAACTAAACTTTTAGTACATCTATAAGGTTTTAACCTACTTCTACCTACATCTATATAACAGTAGTAAGCAATGTGAGAATAGTCTGTCATCATATCTGATTTATCAAACCATTTACTACCTTTCATCGCTTTAAACATATTCTGGTAAAAGTTATGAACTAAATGTTCCCCTAACTCTACGAATTTACCTAAGTGATGGTAAGACTGTTGAAAGGTATTATCTACTAAATACAATTCACCATAATTGTTTCTAGCATGCCTTTCCTTCCTAATCTCATTCTCTACTCTTATTAAATCTAGCTCACCTTCAGATAAGGTTACTATCAATGTAGAGTGATGACGGATTGAAACAGTACCTTTCATATTGTAAGTTTTTAAAACTTTTTTTATTCCAGGCATTAATTCCTTTTTTTCTTCCTGTGATATATAAGCCATAATTAAAAAGGGTTCCCCCAATTCTCATATTGCTTCAAAGTTATCTCATTATCCTTACATAGTGAATCTATGTAATTATGCCAAGATTCTCTTAATGCAGGTTTATCATTCTTCTTAGATTTTAAGAAGTCTTTTGAAGCTTCTTTATAGCTTCTTAACGTGTCTCTATAATTCATGTAAATAAGTGACTAACTTTTTATACATCTAATAATTAATATTAAATCATTAGATATATATTATTATATATAGAATACTTTTAAATTGTCAATAGCTTATCTTCTTTTTATTCCTGGGATCTTGTATCGATACTATAGAAATATATATATACTTTCAATTATTTCTAGTCATAGACTAGGCTTTTACCAATAAAATTATAAATTATAATTTGTAATTGTAGTAGTAGTAATACTTTTGATATTTTTATAGTCTTTTTTTGATATTTTTATTTTTTATTGGGGGCATCCCAGTACCCTCCGTATATAATAAGGGGTTCAAATTTTTATTCCAAAATTAATCTTAGGAGAATCTAAGAAGGAGTTAGTCGGAACCTTCTTAGAGCCTTCTTAGAAGAAAGCGGGTATATCATCTTCTAAGGGGGCATTTCTCCTATAGTACTCCTCAATAAGATTTATTTATGAAACCATCAGTAGGGGTATTAGAATTACTTATCTGTTGAGGGGTCATCCCCATAGCAGTTTGGGTAATGGTGTTGTTAAGAACGGAACCCCAATTTTGTAAGTGAGTCATTAGGAGTTGATCTTTACGGGATCTAATATTTTTATCTTCATCTTGAGCCATATATTCAGTCCAGTAGGCTACGGCACCTGCTAGGGAGTCAACGAGGTCATCGTGTACGAGGGAACCTTTGTGACGAGATATACGTGATAGTTGATAAACAAGTTGTAATTTAAGTCTACGTTCGGGAGGTTCGTTGCTGTTGGAACGAAAATCTTTTTCGATTACTTTGCGATCAATTATTAGACGGTGAGAGTTCATAACAGGTTCTAAGGTATCAATTATTCTTAGTTCTTTAGTCTTAGTATTGCGTACGTCTTTTAGTTCGCAGGGATGATATCTCATAAGGAAAGGTTTTAGAAGTTCTGAGAACATACCGCCACCAAAGTTTTGCTCAACGATAATAGTATTAATCTTATGATCTCTAGCGATCTTACTAATACGTTCCAGAACCCTATCGGAATAGCCCCCAGACAAGCCTAAACACTCTGTGACGTATAAATTACCATTAAGCATCTTAACGCAGCTTATAGCGGTCTGGTCTTTACCTTTACCAGAAGGGTCAACGAACATAACTGAACCTGTATATTCTATAAAGTCACCAAATTCTTGAGCAGGTCGATAAAACCTGTCACCGTTGAAGCCAACACAAGGTAAATCTGCCAGTGCATACTCAGGAGAGTTAGACCATATAATTTTTTCTGGTGCATATTCTGGATTTATAGAACTGATTACCAGGTCGTTAATTTTTAGAGGGTATCGGTCTTGGTCAGATAGGGTAGTATCTAACATGAACTGTAAGTTAAACCCTGATCTACCGTAAGATGCTTCTCTTTCCATTAGATCTAAGTCGCTAAAACGTTCTGGATCTACTGGATCTCTAGGTTTTACAATTCCATCTATTAAATTACGGTGTAATGTAGGTGCAAGTCTGTCACCATAGTTATTTTTTAGGTCAGGGTATCTA